CTTCCGCTGGATTTTCTTTCCCTGGAAAGAAAAAACGAGATGTTGCTCTCCAAGCCTTTTTGATGAGCAGAAACATGATGCATAGGTTGAAATCTGGGTATAAGATATACCAACCACCGTCTAAGCTGGCGTTCCGAGGCCATCTTACGGAAATAGGCGCACCCAAAGTCCGACCGGTTTGGGTAATCCCATTCGAAGTAGTTATCATGGAGCAAGTTTTTGCCCATAATATTTACAAAGAATTAAAATCTAAAGGTGAAATTCTTCATTTTGGCAACAATGCTATGCCAAGGTTGAATAAGCTAATGAATACAGATTTAGAATCTGCTAATTTAGCTTCTCTCACAATGGATTGGTCAGAATTCGACGTTAATTGTCCTTCATGGATGATTGAGGATGCTTTCACTCTAATAGAAGAGATGATTGACTTCAATACAATGAAAGGAGATGACATACAAGTTAACTTCGATGATGATAAGGCTTCACAGTACAGAAGAGCCTTTCAGTGGATAAAATATAATTTCATCAACGCCAAAATTATGGATATAGATGGAGTTATTTATCAGAAGAATCATGGAATTCCTTCTGGTTCAGTATTCACTCAACTTTTAGGATCAATTGTTAATGCTATTGCATGCAATTTCCTTTTAGGCCTTCAATCGATAGATATCAAAAACGAAACTTATTTAGGAGATGATTCGTTAATATTTATTGATGAAGAAGATATGAGGCACCTTGATCTGAATTTACTTTCAGATTATGCTTTAATCTTTCTGCATTTTGTTCTTAACCCAAAGAAAGTTAAGAAGAATACAGAAAATGGAGGAATTCAGTTCCTTGGTTATAAAAGCGTAGGTGACATATTTGTCCGAGACACATTAGACCTAATGAAGTCAGCTATTTACACGGAACAACCGGTAAAAGATTTGACAACCACTATTAGTCGTATGATTGCGTATTTTATAATAGGAGGAAGTAGTTCTACATATTTCTCGTTATTCTTTGAATATTTCATAGAATATTTCGGATTGCAAGGAAAAGAGTGTGAGTTTAGACCCACAGCTCCAATCGAGCGTATCTTCAAGCATGTTCTTGGAATTGATATGTCTGATAAAATTGCAATGTTTAATTTCGATAGGCTTAACTATATGTTTATTCCTTATACTTTATCGTTAGGAATGTCAGCCATGATTAGAAATTAGAAATTCCCAGCACAGCTGAGGTTAAACAAAAAAAAAAAAAAAAAAAAAAAAAAAAAAAAA